AGAGAATACAGTTGGCTAGAAAGAAAAAGAAGAAGCAACCAAAGTTTACAATAAGTTCAAATGATGTAAGCGAGTTTAAAAGATTAACTGCTAACGCAAAAGCAATGATAAGAAGTAGAAAGAAAAAATATAATGTTGATATTTCAGGAGAGATCGATTTAAAAACAAATATAACAGAGTTTAAAACTCGTAAAGAATATAATGCTTGGAAAGAAGGAATGAAGAAATTAAAATATAGAGCTGACCTTCAAATCACAAGAACAAAAGAAGGTGTTGTTGCTTCTAAAAAAGTAATTAGACAATCAGATTTGGAAACGAAAAGATTTTTAAAGAAATTGATTCCAATTGAAGGTGAAAAGGGTAAATATAAAAATAAGTACAATAAGATATTTAGTGAAGCTCAAATAAAAGAAATGAACCTTAGAACAAATGTTGCAAGAGAAATGGAAATACAGAGAGCTAAGTATTTGGAAAGTATTCCACGATTTGATAAGAGGGGAAATCAAATAAGAGATACACGAAAAGATAAGACAGGTGGAACGGTTATTATTAGAGATAAATTCGACCCAACGATTATCACACCAGAACAAAACTTTAGATTGAAAGAGCAAAAATTGAAGAAAGTATCTGACCCAGAAAGATATGCTAGACGAGAAGGACAATTGAAACAGAACCAAATGGAGAAAATGTTGCAATCGTTTGGTGATGACGCAAATGATGTAATAGCTTATTTTAATAAAATGAGTGATGCTGAATTTAATAACTTTTACTTTATGTATATGGATTCTAGTATGGGATTTAATGAATATGACTCAGATCAATATGTTGGACAATCTAAAGACACTGATGATCAATTAGCTGGTGTTATTGAAGCGATACGAACAGACATACAGAGATATGATAAAAATAGAGATAAGTATTTATTGTTGGCAAAGTATTGAAGTAGTGAAGGGAATGAAATGGTTTGGGAGAGAAAAAGAAAAAGAGAAAAAAAGCCCAGATAAAAACATATGCTTGTGACTTTGAAACAAACACAGAAGCTTGGCTTGATAACAAAGCATGGCAAATACATACTAATGGAGATCAAGCTTTTGTGTGGTCATGGGGAGCTACTGAGATTCGTGAAGATATGAATTTTAGAGGAGAGTTAGATAATTTCATTTTAGGTAAGTCCATTAAAGAATATGTGGATTGGTTGTTAGATGGAAGTAAAAATGTTTGGTTTCATAACTTAAAATTCGATGGATCTTTTATAGCTGTTGAGATTATGAGAAGAGGCTACAAATTCACATTTGAACAGAATCCAGCTGTTGGCGAATTTACAGGATTAATTGATGGAAAGAAAATGTGGTTTGAATTGAAGATATGCAAAGAAGGTCCAAGAGGCGGAAGACAACATATTGTTATTAAGGATTCTTTAAAGAAAGTTCCGATGGGATTACGAGCTTGTGCGTTTGCGTTTGGTTTGGATGTGTTTAAAGATGATATGGATTACGATATTGTTAGGGGACCGTATGAGCCAATAAGTGAAGCAGACTATAAATACCTTAAAAAGGATGTTGAAATTACAGCTAAGATTATTCATTATCAAGTATTTCAATCTAATTTAAAGAAGACAACAATTGGTTCGGATGCTTTGAATGAGTTTAAAACAACTGTTGGAGGTAATCAAGGATTCCTTGAATTGTTCCCAGTATTGGACTTTGAAACAGATAGTTTTATTCGTAAAAGTTATTTCGGTGGGGTGACACAAGTTAAACCGGGGTATGAGGGTAAACTTGTTGAAGAAGGATGCGTGTTTGATATTAACTCCATGTATCCCTATGTGCAATACTATAAGCTATTGCCTTATGGTGTTCCATTAGAATATGAAGGTAATTATGATGATTTGTGTGAAGATATAAAAGAAGATTATCCATTATATATTCAACAGGTTCAATTCTCTTTTGATGTGAAAGACAATATGCTACCTACAATTCAATTGAAGAAACAGAACGTTGATTTTAACTACTCTGATTTAGATGATATGAGAAAGTTTAATGGTAGAGAGTTTCAAAAGAGTAGTGATGGTGAAATCGTTACAATGTATCTCACAAGTGTTCAATGGGAACAGATTAAAAAACATTATTGGTTAGATGATGTTAAATTTATTAAAGGTGTTATGTTTAAGGGTAAAGTTGGCATATTTAAAGAACACATTGATAAGTGGATGAAAGTAAAAATACAAGCTAGTGAAGACGGTAATGACGCGTTGAAATCACTGAGTAAATTGATGCTTAATTCACCTTATGGTAAATTTGGTACGAATACGATTAGAACAAATGTAGAGCCTTTCCTATGGGAAGATGATGAGAGCTTAGGCTTTAGGATTCAAGACGAAGAAGAAATTGAAAAGATGACACCTGAAGAATATGAACAGTATGAAAGAGATATGGCTAGTGATCCTATTTATACAGCTTACGCAAGCTTTGTAACAGCTTACGCAAGGGAAGAACTTGTTGACACAATTATGTTGTGTTACGATAGATTTAGATATTGCGACACAGACTCGATCCATTTGGCAGGAGTTGAAACACCTAAAGAGATACTACATAAGATTCACCCAACAGATTTAGGTATGTGGGACAAAGAAGGTGAATTTAAAATGGCTAAATTCCATAGAGCTAAAACATACTGTGAAATGTTGTATGCTAAGAAAGTCGAAAAGAAAGATAGATGGGGAGACATGTCAATAAGCATAAAACATATTAGTAAAGATGAGTGGGAGAAACTACCTGAAAATATAAGAACGTTGGATAAGAACTTAAAGTGTGCAGGTATGCAGAAACATATTGCTGACACTGTTGATTTTGAAGAGTTTGAAATTGGTTTAAAAATTGATCCACATCTACCTATGAAACCAAAATGGAAAGGTGTAGGAAAATTAATGCCTAGTCAGGTTAAGGGTGGAACATTGCTTAGAATTAGGAAATTTAGTTTGAATTAGGAGGGCTATGAATATGAATTTATATGAAAGTGAATGGTATAGAGAACAAATTAAAAGAGTTGTTGAAGATTTAGATAAGGAAACAATTAAAAAGACGGTAAAGTTAAAAGAAGAACAAGATAAAAAGAAAGGGGTGGAGAGATGATTGAAAAAGATGTTTATAAGTTCAAGACGAAAATAAAAGTTGGAATTATGTATGCTATTTATGTGATGAATGGGAAAATAAATGATATTGATTTTTCACTTCTAGATGATGAAACTTTAGATGCTTACCTGGAAGGGTCGTTTATATGTGCTGTTGATAAGTTAAGGAAAGAGTCTTATGAGAAGTGGTGTATTGGTTTAATGTATGAAGATAAAGAATTTAGGGGTTATATTATAAATAAAGATAAAGATAAATTGAAAGAACAATTAGTGTGTGCTATGATTGATTATAGATATCCGAAATATTCTATTATTGAGAATTTGTAAAAGATTAAATGGTTTGAAAGAATATTCAAGGGAGATGGGTATTGTGTCAGATTTATATTATCTTTTAAAATTTAAGGAATTGTGGAGGATCAGTAATGCAAGACCTGTGGAACTTCTTTAGCGTGTTTTATATAATGTATCATATTTACTGGGTTATTGATAAACCTAATAGAGATAAAATAGAAGAGATAAATAAAATGATGAAGGAGATTAGAAAATAATGTGGGTTGTAATACATAGTGAAAAAATGAGTATATTTAGTGGCTATAAGACAAGAGAGTTAGCGGAGAGAGCTTGTGAAAATTTAAATAGTGTTAAAGATAAAAAATTTTATATGGAATATGTGGAGGTGAGGGGGTGACAGTAAAAGAAGTTTTAATGATGAATTTTGGATTAAGTTTAATTATTGGGTTATCTTATTATTTATTGTTTATTAGAGAAGGGAAGAGGTAAGTATGAGTTATATTACAATGAAATTAGGTAGTAAATATGTAAAAGAGTTATTGGTTGATTACTGGGGTAATGTTTCTGAAATTAAATTAACTGATAATTTTATGGAAGCTGAAAGAGTTTCTTTGGAAGCCCAAAAAGAAGAAAGATGGTTAAAGTTTATTAATAAAAATGAGTCTATTACAATAATAAATAATGAAATAAAAGAAACGGTGGTTATATAAGTGGCTATACAAACTATTACTTTAGATTTTACTGGGAAGATATCAGGTTCAACAGTAGAAAATAAAAACGTTGCGTATATGAATGATGTTGAGTTTACCCAATTACAATATGATCAAATATTTGGGAGTGAATTGAGAGTTACAACAACAGATGTTTTGAAGTTTGAATTTCCTCTTCCGGCAGATACTGTTACAGGTTTACAATATGTAACAATTTATTATAAATCTAAACTAGATAGTGGTGAAAACGAATTAAGATCAGATGATAGAGCTGTTTATAATTCTAATACTACTACTTACTTACAGAAACAACTAGATGTATATATTGGTAATATTGTAAACGATACTGTTATGTTTAATATAACTACAACAGGTGATTATGGAATATATGAAGTTAAAGTTGATGTGATTTATAATGACAATGGTTTGAATAGTTATGGTGGTCAATATCAATACGAAGAGAGTGGAGGAACGATTGTTACTGTTCCTATACAGGATAAAAAGTTGAGTGAGATTACAACAGAGTTGGAAAGTAGACCTGTTAATAGCATAACAAATGTTACTTTTGCTCAAATTGGTGTAGAAATTGTTGACGCATAATTAAATAAATGTTATATTAAGTGTAGGGAATAAAACAAATAAAATTAAATAAGGGAACAGCTAATATAGTGTTCTCTTTTTATATGGAGGTAAATGGAATGATGTATATTAAAATGGATAATGTAAAATATATTAGTGAAGTTGATTATTTAAGAGTTGTGGAGGAGAAGGAAAATTATAGAAGTAAATATACTGCAACAAAACAAACTAAAGATGTTTTTAAAGAAAAATTAAATGAATTAAAAAAAGAATTAAATGAAAAAAATGAAGAGATAATCAATATGAAAGCCAATTACAGAAATTCATATAAAGAATTTGAAAAAGAATTAGAAAAAAGAGATGAAGAGATTGAAAGATATAAGGAAATAATAATTGATAATGGGATTAATTATGATAATTTAAATAATATGTTTGATGAAAGAGAAGAACTTAAAAAAGAAAATGAAAGACTTAAAGAAAGACAAAAATTTCTTGAGTGTAATAACAACGAACTATTTAGCTTAACCGAATATATTTCTAAATATATTAAAGATAACACAAGAAGAGCCGATGTTATTGTAGCTATTGAAGAAATGGAAAGACTTAAAAATTTATACGAGTCCGAGAAACAATATGAGGATTGGTGTGAGTTGAAATATTGGTATAATGATGAAAAGACAAATGAAACAAAAATGTATAGACAGCATATGAATTATGAAGATGCTTGTGAATTGATTGGAATGGATTCAGATAATTGGAATGAATTTAATGTTGTAAAATATAAAAAGGAGGTGGAATGATGGAAAAGAAAAAAGTTCTAAATTTGATGAGTGAAATAGTTAAAATTGGAATGGATGGAGATTATTCTCCTGAAGAATTTAAAAGCGCTATTGACGGTGTTAAGATGTTAATTGAAGATAAAGTAAGGGAGAGTGAGAATAATGGTTGAGATTGTAATGTTTACTGGAGATACTTGTGGAAAATGTAAAGGGGCTAAGTTTAATCTTGAAAATCTACCTAAAGAAGCTAAAGAAAAACTTACGTTGATTGAAAAGAATATTGATAAAGATGAAGAAGCGAAAGAGTTATTAACTAAAAAGATTGGTGTTAACACATTACCTACTTTTATTATTAATGGAGACTATGAAAAACCTTTGATTGGTTTTGAAGAGAATATGGGTAAAATTATGGAGGTTCTAGGATTATGATGATGAAAGCTTTTAGTTTACAACTTGAGGTTGACCAGAATATTAAAGAGAAAATAGTAAAACCTTTTCACGACACTTTAAATGAAAGAAAGATAGCGTTTCATGTAGAGTTAGGGGAACTTGCTAATGAAATTGGTTTCTTTAAATATTGGAAGAAAAGTCATAAGAAAAATGATGAAAGGATAAAAGATGAGTGGTCAGATTGTCTTGCTTTCTTAAATAGTATAGCAATTACATATGGCTATGAAAATGAGTTGAATGGTTTAGATAAACATAAGTATCATGTTAGTCTTGATAAGCCTGAATATTATTATTATAATTTACAATATAATAAACTTTATGATTATGTTGATTTGGAATGTGCTTATAAGGATTTATATAAATTAGGGTTGACACTAGGTTATAGTTTAGAAGATTTATTTAAAGCTTATGAATTAAAATGTAATGAAAATATACGTAGAGCTAAGGAGGGGTATTGATGGAATTTAGATGCTGTAATTGTTGTTGTCTGATTAGTCTTAATAGATTAAATGAAAGTGGTTACTGTAAATTATGTGATCCTAAAGAAAAAGAAGATATTATAGAAAAACTTGAAAAACAATATCTTAAAGAGGATATTATAAATAAATGTAATATATGTAGAAAAGAAAATTTTGAATGTAAAGAACGAGATGATATTTGTCAAGAATGTTATAATAGGGAGAAACCTAGATTATCAGATGATATTATAAATAAACCTAATCATTACCATAGTAACGGAATTGACCCTATTGGTATTGGTGAAAAAATATTTACTGAAGATGAAATGTTAGGATTCTATAAAATGAATGTTTTAAAATATAGAATGAGAGCTGGTAAAAAAGAAGGTAACAGTGAAGAACAAGATTTATTAAAAGCTGATTTCTATGAAAAGAAAATTAAGGATGTGTACAATGCAAGAATTCACTGTGGAAGAAAATAAGAAAAGACAAGTTAACGTGGATGTAAAATACATAGATAAAAATAGTGTTAAGTTACATTTAAATATTTATAAAATGGGTAGACTGAAAGATGTTAAAGAATTAACTTTTTCTAATAAAGAAATGTGTATGATACATGTAGAGAATTTAATTAAAACTACTGACTATAATTTAGATGGTTTTGCTAATGAATTTTATCAAGGGAAAGAAAGGTTCTTTATTACTCTTAGAAAATAATGCTTGACAAATATAGAAGTCTATGTTATACTTAAAAAAG